CACGTGAAGGAGCTCATCCAGCAGAACTTCCTGGCGCTGCTCCGCGCCTGGCCCGAAGCGCCGGCGGGCATCTATTCCGCTGGCCTCTCGCGGCGCGACATTCGCGCCCAGGTGCTTTTCGCCGGCATCCAGTCCATTCATCGCCACGCGCGGCAGGTACAGCGCTGCGACCTCGTCCTGATCGATGAGGCGCACCTGCTCGGCCGCAGTGACAGCAGCATGTATCGCTCCTTCCTGAAGGAGTTGAACGAGATCAACGGCGGGCTGCTCAAGGTGGTCGGCTTCACCGCCACGCCCTACCGCCTCGACAGCGGGCTTCTCCACGAGGGCAAAGACCGACTGTTCACGGACATAGCATTCCAGGTGCCGGTGCTGGACATGATCCAGCAGGGCTATCTCTGCCCGGTCGTTCCCAAACAGACCACGACCCAACTGGACGTCGGCGGCGTCGGCACACGGGGCGGCGAGTTCATCGCCAAGGAACTGGAGGCGGCGGTGGACCGCGACGAGGTCACGCGCGCCGCGGTGGCCGAGATCGTTCAGCACGGGCATGATCGAGGCTCCTGGCTGGTCTTCTGCTCGGGCGTGGCCCATGCGCGCCACGTCCGCGACGCCATTCGCGAACACGGCGTCTCCTGCGAGACCGTCACAGGCGAAACGCCTGGTCCCGAGCGCGATGCCATCCTGTCGGCGTTCAAGACGGGGCGGCTACGCTGCGTCACCAACGCGAACGTGCTCACCACCGGCTTCGATGCGCCCGGCGTCGACCTGATCGCGCTGCTGCGCCCGACCAAGAGCGTCGGCCTCTACGTCCAGATGGTGGGCCGCGGCACGCGCCTCGCCGAAGGCAAGGACGACTGCCTGGTGCTGGACTTCGCGGGCAACACGGCGCGGCACGGGCCGATCGACATGGTGGACGGCCGGAAGAAGGAGAAGTCGGAGGAGCCGGGCGAGGCACCGATCAAGGTCTGCCCGGAATGCCAGACCATCAACCACGCCAGCGTGCGGCGCTGCGTCGGGTGCGACTACGAGTTCCCGCCGCCGGTGGTGAAGGTGGCGCCGCAAGCAGCGTCGAACGCGCTGCTCTCGACCCAGATCCAGGCAACCTGGGCCGACGTCACCGGGATCAGCTACGCGCGCCACGAGAAGCCTGGCAAGCCCGCGTCGCTCCGCGTCACCTACGAGTGCGGACTGGCGCGACACAGCGAGTGGGTCTGCTTCGAGCACACCGGCTTCCCGCGCGAGAAAGCGCTGGTCTGGTGGCGGCGCCGCGCCGGCAATCTGCCGCCGCCGGCGACAGTTGACGAGGCTCTGCGACAAGTGAGCTATCTTCGCCGTCCTATCGCGATCCAGGTCCGCCCCGTGGGACAATACACCGAGATCACTGCTGTGAGGTTCGTGTGATATGCAGCGCCTGTCGCCTTCGCACCGCCCGCGGCTTCGGGTGGTTCGACCCGCGCAGTCGAACATCCGAGCCGCTCCCGGCCTGCTCCATGCGCTGCATGAACGCGCTTTGCCGGAGGTGGGGCGTGATTGATCCAGACGAGCATGAAAAGGCCGCCATCGCAGCCGCCAGTCCCATGGCCGGGGAGTATCTGGACAGCATCGGGAAAACCGACCTCGCGATGCTGACCGAAGCTGAGTGGCTGACGCTGCTCGAGGTGATCATCACCGCCTACCAGGACGAACTCGCGCGCCGGCTGGACCAGGGATGGCACCCAGCACCGCCTCTCACAGTGGAAGAGCCATCGTGACGCAGCCATCTTTCATGGCCGACTATGGCGAGCGCCTGGTCGACAACGGCTACTCCGTCATCCCGATCATGCCAGGCAGCAAAGTGCCGGGGCAGTTCCGCAAGGGCGAGTGGTCGCCTTATCCCGACTGGGCGCGTCATTGCGACCGCCCGACGAAGTCCTTTGAGGTGGACATCTGGCGACGCTGGGCCGGGTGCGGCGTCGGCATCGCCTGCGGCACCGTCGTCGGCATCGACATCGATGTGCTGGACGGCGCACTCGCCATCCAGCTCGCCGAGCTCGCGGCCAGCATGCTGGGCGACACGCCCTGCGTGCGCATCGGCCGCGCCCCGAAGCGCCTCCTGGTCTACCGCGCGGCCACGCCCTTCCCCGGCCGCAAGCGCCACCCCCTCGAACTGCTGGCCCGCGGTCAGCAGTTCGTCGCCTATGCGGTGCATCCCGACACCGAGCGGCCCTACGAGTGGCCCGAGGAGAGCCTGGTCGAGACGCCCATCTCGCGCCTGCCCGAGGTGGACGAAGCGAGCTGCCATGCATTCCTCGACGCTGCGATGCGGCTGGTCCCAGAGGAAATGCGGGTCAAATCGATCCTGGCGAAGGAGTCGAACGGCGGCTGGCACGAACCGAGCGACCCGAAGGGCACGCGCGAGGCCATCGCCGCCGCCCTGGCCTGGATCCCAAACGACGACCTGCCCGGCGACGAATGGATCACCATCGGCGCGGCCATCAAGGCAGCGCTGGGCGAAGAGGGACGGGACCTGTGGATCGCCTGGTCGCGCCAGTCCAAGAAATCCGGCCAATCCGGACGCCACGACACGCCTGAACGGCGCTGGGCGGCTCTCCGGCCGCACAGCGTGGGGGCCGGGACGATCTACTGGCTTGCCGAACAGCGCGGCTGGAAGCCAGACCCTGCCCTGATCCTGAATGGCACCATAGCCAAGCAGCTGGCGCAGCCCAACCCGGCCACGGCCCTGCTGGCGAAGGTCGCCTCGCCCCCCCCCCGCACCGCCCCGCCGCCGAAGCCATATCGCGTTCCGCCCGAGCTGCTGCAGGTGGACGGCGCGCTGCGCATGTTCCTGGACTACGCCACCGCCAGCGCCGTCAGCCCGCAGCCCTTCCTCTCGCTCGGGGCGGCCATCTGCCTCGTGGGCACCATCGCGGGGCGGCGCTATCGCACTCCCACCGACCTGCGCAGCAACATCTACGCGATCGGGATCGCCGACAGCGGAGGCGGCAAGGACCATGCCAGACGCTGCGTGAAGCGGGCAATCTATGCGGCGGGCCTAGATCGCTACCTCGGCGGCGAGGATCTGGCCTCCTCGGCCGGGCTTCTCACCTCCTTGCAGCGCCATCCCGCGCGGCTCTTCCAGGTGGACGAATTCGGCCAGTTCCTGAAACAGGTCCTCGCCCCGCGCGCCCCGGCGCACAAGGCGTCCATCTGGTCCGAGTTGACCAAGCTCTACACCTCGGCGGCAGAGCCCTACATCGGCACCGAATACGCCGATCAGAAGACGCGGCCGCGCGTCACCATCGAGCAGCCCTGCGCCTGCATCTGGGGCGTCACCGTGCCTGGGCCGTTCTGGCAGGCGCTGGAAGGCGGCGCGCTCGCAGATGGCTCCATGGCACGCTTCCTGATCTTCCTCACCGACGAGGACTATCCCGACCGCAACGAGACGCCCGCGCCAATGGACCCGCCCCCGGACCTGGTGGCGGCGCTGCAGGCGATCGCACGCGGCGTGCCTGGCCACAGCCATGGCGGGAACATCGCCGACGCCATGGAGTCCTCGGCGCCGATCCACGCCTACACAGTGCCGCTCAGCCCCGACGCAGAGCGCGCGATGCAGGCAGTGCGGCATAAAGCCCTCGATCTGCTGCGCGCGCATCGCGGCACCTACGCCACCGCCCTGTTCGGGCGCTACGCGGAGCACGTCGCCAAGCTGGCCATGATCGCAGCCGTCAGCCGCGATCCAGCGCAGCCAGTGACGCAGGCCAGCGACGTCGCCTGGGCGGCGGCGCTCGTTGAGCACTGCATCGACACGCTGCGGCAAGACGCCGAGCGCTTCGTGGCCGACACCCCGGCCCACGCGCGCCTCAAGAAGGTCTTGGAAATCATCCGCAAGGCCGGTAGGATCAGTCGCAGCGCATTCGTTCGGAAGACGCAATTTCTATCCAAGGTTGAGCGCGAGGACGCCATCGCAACCTTGCTGGACAGCCGCCAGATCACAATCGAGGCCGCGACGAGCGCTTCCGGCCCCGACACCTGCTGGATCGTCGCCACCGATCCGCAGGAGCCCCACGACCGCGACCTGCGTGGCCAGGGGGAGGGAGGCGAATGGCGATCCATGAATTTTTCTCATGGGTGAAGGCGCATTGAAAAGTTGAAGAGTGCGCGCTGCTAACTCTTTGAAAAATCGGACTATTCAAACTTTTCAACTCTTCAACCAGGGGGGAGCTATACGCGTGCTGCCTGTGGGGGAATACCTTGTTGAAGAGTTGAAGAGTGTGAATAGTTTTATTTTTCAAAGACTTAGGATCACCACTCTTCAAGACTCTTCAAATCCCCCCCCCCCTGCCACGAGAAGCAGGCATGACTAAGCCAGCCGGCCTGGCCCTCATCTCCCCTATCCCCCCCATCCCCCCCAGCTGCGGCGCAACCGCCGCCCCCGAGAATGCCCATGGGCGGTAAGCGGAAGCCGAAGCCAGCGAAGCAACCCAGGCCCCTGGGCCCGTCCAAATGGCGCCTGCAGCACGGCAGCTTCTCCGAGCCGATCCGCGAGGCAGACCCCGAAACCGGCACCCCGGTCGTGCATCGGCGCGCGATCGACACCCTCGGCCAGATGCTCGCCAACGGCACCATCACCCAGGAGATGCACGACGCCGGCGGTCTCTTCCGCCGCCAGTTCCGCGCTGCCGCGCTCGACGCGCTCCGCGCCGCCCCCCTGCTCCGACTCCCTGCCGCGACGGGCGACACCATCACCGAGCGCCAGACCCAGGCCCGCCGCCAGATCGCTGCAGCCATGACCACGCTCGGCGGCCCAAGCAGCGCCCCCGGAAGCTGCGTCTGGCACGTGGTCGGCCTCGAGTGCTCGATCCGCGAATGGGCCATGCGCCA